CGACTTTCTGTCTTTTGTAAAGTGTGTATGGCCTGATTTTGTAGAGGGGTCCCACCACAGACACATTGCAGATAAATTTAATAAATTAGCTACGGGTGAAATAAACCGTCTGATTATTAATATGCCACCAAGACATACAAAATCTGAATTTGCATCATACTTGCTACCAGCATGGATGGTGGGCCGTGAGCCAAAGTTAAAGATCATACAAGCAACACACACGGCAGAGCTTGCAATAAGATTCGGTCGTAAAGCAAAAAACTTAATCGACAGAGAAGACTACGGTAAAATTTTTAAAACAACCTTACAAGAAGATTCAAAGGCAGCAGGACGTTGGGAGACATCACAAGGTGGTGAATACTTTGCAGCTGGTGTAGGCGGTGCAATCACAGGACGTGGTGCAGATTTATTAATCATAGATGACCCGCACTCGGAACAAGATGCAATGTCAGGTAAAGCATTAGAGTCAGCATACGAGTGGTATACATCAGGTCCTCGTCAGCGTTTACAACCAGGTGGTAAAATAGTTTTAGTTATGACTAGATGGTCTACTAAAGATTTAACAGGTATGTTAGTTAAGAACCAAACAGAAGTTAAAGCTGATCAATGGCACGTGGTCGAATTTCCAGCGCTCTTGGACCACGGACCAGTATGGCCTGAATATTGGAAACAAGATGAATTAGAAAAAGTAAAAGCAACACTACCCGTTGCTAAATGGAATGCACAATGGATGCAACAACCAACTAGTGAGGAAGGTGCAATATTAAAACGTGAATGGTGGATGAAATATACAGACGAAAATATACCTCAACTACATCATGTAATACAATCTTACGATACAGCTTTTTTAAAAAAAGAAACAGCTGATTATAGTGCTATAACAACGTGGGGTATATTTTATCCCGACGAAGATAGCGGGGCCAATCTTATACTTCTCGATGCCATCAAAGGCAGATACGAGTTCCCTGAACTAAGAAGGTTGGCCCTTGAACAATATAAATACTGGCAGCCAGAATCTGTGATAGTAGAGGCAAAAGCATCAGGTCTACCTCTTACATACGAACTTAGAAAGATGGATATACCTGTTGTAAACTTTACACCCAGCAAAGGCAACGACAAGCACGCTCGTGTGAATGCTGTTGCACCTTTATTTGAATCTGGTATGATATGGGCGCCTGAGCAGAAATTTGCAGAAGAAGTCATTGAAGAATGTGCTGCGTTTCCTTACGGTGATCATGACGACTTGGTTGATAGTACAACACAAGCGATCATGCGATTTAGACAGGGCGGTCTAATCGGACACCCTGAAGACTACATCGACGACAAGGTCGAAAAAATTAAAAGGAATTATTACTAATGGCAATTAAAGCATTAAGAGCACTTCAACAATTTGTAATACGAGAGATTTTTAAAGATGCACCTACGGGTGTAATGAGAACTTTACCTAACCAAGAACTCGTTGACATGAATGTTCAAGTTTTAGCAAAACGTCTGATGCAGAATGGTATTGATCCTAAAACATTAAAAAATGCTAACCAAGTTGAAAATGCTATCAACATGATAGAAAGTAGACCACAGGTTCAACAAGGAATTACATCTACAAAATCTGCAAAAGTATTTGATATGGAAGGTCAAGAAATACCAAAAGGCTCTAAGATTATGGGTGGTAAACAAGTTAAAGAAACAGAGGCAGAGATGGCTGCAAGAATGAGAGATGAAAACAAAGAAGCTATAAAAAGATTTAAACAGAAAATGAAGGAAGATAAGGACTTTTCTATACTTGATCCAGAAGACATGGCACAAGGCGGACGTGCAGGGTTTGCTAATGGCACAGGAGCACCAAGCATAACTCTTGGTCCTAAAGAAGAACCTATGGGACCTAGATTTGAAACAAACGATCCTGGAGAGGCAGCTAAAGAAATTATTAGAAGATTAATAAAAGTAGAAGGTGCACAAATTCCATTAACTGAAAAAGGTTTACTAAGTCTTAATATAGATAGTTTAGATAAACAAAGTTTAGGTGGAATATTAAATTTATTAGGAGGTGAGTTACAGTTTGGTATTGGTAAAGACAAAAAAGGTAAAGGCGCTGGGTTTACTTTTAGAAAACAATTTAAAGAAGGCTCTGGCATGACTAGAAGAACTTTCTTAAAAATTTTAGGAGGTCTAGCATCTATACCAATTGTTGGTAAAATTTTAAAACCAGTTAAGATTGGTAAAACAGTTTCTAAAGTTCCAGTGATTAAAACAGATAATGTGCCTGGTAAACCAGAGTGGTTTGATCAGTTGGTTAACAAAGTTATTCTTGAAGGTGATGATGTCACTAAAAAATTTGCAACGGGTGAAAGACAATCTATTCACCAGAAAACACTTGATGATGGTTCCGTGGTTCGAGTTACAGAAGACGTCGATGATGGTGCTGTAAGAGTTGAATATGAAAGTCCAGAAAATATGTATGGAGATCCAGTTCAACTACAATACAAAAAACCATTACCTGATGAAGGTAATCCAAGACCATCAGCAGAGTTTGACACTGCAGAAAGCGTTCCTGTTGCAAGAGCCGATGACCCTGATGATTTCAATATAGAGATTGATGAAGGTGGTGGTGCAAGTATCAGTGACTTAACATCTGATGTTTCAAAACTAAAAGAATATGCAACAGGTAAAAAACCTACAATTAAAGAATTGATGCAAATTAAAAAAAGAAAAGACAGAGCTAAAGCTATATCAGAAGGTGACCGTGATGCTGAATTTGAATTTATGGAAAAAAGACAAGGTCAACCATTTTATGATCCTCCAGAACCAGACGACTTTGCATCAGGTGGTATCGCTAGCATGTTAGGAGAATAATGAACCCGTTTAAATTTGGACAGCTGATGAAGCATTTAACTCGTGTTAAACAAGAAAAGCCAGATCTTCCTGATGTCTTTCGTGCAATTGATGCACCAATACCACCTAAAAAAGAAAGCATTGAAACAATGGAGGCCATTAACAGATTTGTAAGAGACAATCCAAGACAAGATATGGCTGGTGGTGGACGAATTAAACTTGATGCAGGTGGTGATGCGGTTAGATTAGCACAATTAAAATCTGATTATGATAAGTTTGGTAAAAGTAAATTAGACAAAGGGGCAAAGGTCCTAGGTTTTAAAAATTATGCTGCTATGGAAGGACAACCTAACGCTAACTTTAGAAGAAAAATAAAAGAACAATTAACAAAATATGGTGAAGTGCTTCCTAAAGGATTTGAGTCTGATAGAAGGGGTAGAAGAACAAGAATAGCAACAGAACAAGGTATTCAAATAAAATTATTAGAAGAAACAAATAAGAAAAAATTTTTTGATCCTAAACAATTTGCTAAAGATAATAATATATCTTTAACTAAACTCAAACAACAAGCAAACCGTTTACAAAGAAATATTTATAAAAAAAGAATGCTAGAGGCAGGTAAGGATATTGGGGGTACTCTAGAATGGATACCTAAAGATCCTAGATTTTCTGATAATGCTTTAAATAAATTATGGAAATCTAAATTAATTAAATATGAAAGAGATAAAATAGATGAGTTATTTTATGATGCTTTTGGAAGAGAATTTAAAAAAGGTACTAGAGAAAGAAACCCATCTTATAATCGTAGAAAATTTTTAGCCATTAAAAAAAATTTAAATGAGTATAGACAATTAAGAAATGCTATTAATAAAAAATATCCAAATATAAATTTTGAACTTGATCATCCTTTATCTAAATCTAGTTTAAATAAATTATTTAACGCAACCGCAGAACAATTAACTAGAGTAAATCCTTTGGAGGCAGATCTTAATAATGGCTTTAAAGATACCTTATCTTTGCAATATGAAAAAGCTGTAGAGGGTAATAATTTAAATAAAAAGAAAGCAGTAGAAAAAATAGCAAGAGATTTAAAACTTAACATTGGTAAGATTAGTGATGATGCAACTAATTTTAAATATGGTGTGCAAGAGTTTCAAAAATTAAATATTAAAAATGAAATAGGTAAATCTTTAGAAAATTTACAATTTTTAAATAAAAATTTTCGAGACTATGCTAAAAAAAATCCTGAACTATTTAAAACAGCAGGTATAAGAACACAACAAACTTTTACGCAAATTTCACCCTCTGAAGTAAGAGGTGTTAGAAATATTATAGCATCATTAGGTGGTGGTAACTGTGGTAGAGGATTTAAAAATCAAGGCGGTAGAGTCGGTTTGCAAGATGGAACTACAAGTGTTGATGTTTGTTATGATAGAGCAGTAAAAAGAATTAATTCTGGTTTTAAAAATGCAACTCCTGCAGAAGCTAAAAACTACACTAAACTTTTAAACACTATTAAAAGTTCTGCTGCAATAGGAAAAAATATTTTAAAGTTTGGTATTGTGCCGGAGGCTTTGTACGTTGGCGCAGATAGTTTATTTAGAGTAGGTCTTGGTGATACATTTAAAGAAGCTGGCTTACGAGCAGGTGATTTTTTTATACCAGGTGATCAAACAAGAGATGCGGATGTTTTAAAAGCACAAAGAACACTTGGAGGCTCAGCTGCAACAAACGTAGGTAAAATATTAGATTATAGAAATCAAATAGCAAAGATAGATAGTTTAGAATCACAAAAACAAAATCTTGAAAATTTATCTGATGTTGGTGAGTTTGATTATATTGGTGATTTAAGTCAAGATGTTAAAAATATAGATACAAGACTTAATCAAGCAAAAAACAATTTACAAAATAAATTTATGGTTTCAGAGGCAGAAACTGTTGCAGGAGAAAAAGCATTAGAAGAATCTTTTGATATATCTAAGGCCAAATCACCATTTGCAAGATTACAATTATTTGCAAGAAATATAGAGGGAGTTCAGGATGACCCATTTTTAAGTGACGTAACATCTCCAGAAAAAACACAAATGGATTTAAATTTAAATATGCTTCCAACATTACCCACAGATATTATGCAATTTAAAACTTCAGACGCAATAGATTTAGCACAAGCGCTTAGAGCAGGGGGTCAAGACGTGTCTGCAAAAGATGTATTGGCTTATAGAGATCAATTAAAACAAATGCCTTTAATAGATGCTTCTAATCAATTTGGAAGAGAACAGGTATTTGGTACACAAGGAACTTTTTTTGGTCAACCACTAGCAGGTGGCGGTATTGCTAAATTGGCTGGTGTAGATTCAGGACCCCCACCAGCATCTGGCCCCAACTCACAAGGGTTGCAAGGTCTTATGAAACGTGTTAAGAAACTATAGGAGTATAAATGGCAGATATAGATAAAGGACTCCCTAGTAACACAAGAACAAAACTTGACATTCCAACGGATGAAGAGATTAAAGAAGTTAGTGTTGAGGAGGAGATAATAGATAAACCACCAGTGGAGGTAATACCTGAAGAAGATGGTGGTGCAACTTTAGACTTTGAACCGGGAGCTATAAATATACCGGGAACAGAATCACACTTTGATAACCTAGCGGATATTTTACCAGATGATGTTTTAGAGCCAATCGGTAACGAGATGGTGCAAAATTACATGGATTACAAATCCTCTAGAAAAGATTGGGAAAGAGGATACACAGAGGGGCTTGACTTATTAGGATTTAAATACGAAAACAGAACAGAACCTTTTCAAGGAGCATCCGGTGCAACACACCCAGTCCTTGCAGAGGCAGTTACACAGTTCCAAGCACAAGCTTACAAAGAATTATTACCAGCAGATGGACCAGTTAGAACACAAGTTATTGGTGTAAAAAACCCAACAACAGAACAACAAGCAACTCGTGTTAAAGATTTTATGAACTATTTAATTATGGATCAAATGCAAGAATACGAAGCAGAATTTGATTCTATGTTATTTCATTTACCACTTGCAGGATCTACATTTAAAAAAGTTTACTATGATGTGCCACTTGGAAGAGCGGTATCAAAGTTTGTACCTGCAGATGAATTAATAGTTCCATATACTGCAACTAGTATTGAAGATGCAGAAGCTGTAATACACACAGTTAAAATATCTGAAAACGAATTAAGAAAACAACAAGTATCTGGTTTCTATAGAGATGTAGAACTTGGACCACCAGGTAATGTTGAAAGAAATGAGTTAGAAAAAAAAGAACGTGAATTAGATGGCACAAAAAAATCTGGCAAGAACGAACCAGTTTATACTTTGTTAGAGTGTCATGTAAATTTAGACTTAGATGGTTTCGAAGAAGTTGGTGCCGATGGACAACCAACAGGAATAAAATTACCTTACATCGTAACTGTTGAAGAAGGTAGCCGAGTAGTGCTCTCCATACGGAGAAACTATGCGCCCAATGATCTAAAGAAAAGTAAGATCCAATATTTCGTCCACTTCAAATTTGCGGATTGAGCCGTACCGCAACGGCGGCTCTCCGTCAATTATTAGACGCAGGTACATTATCAAACTTACCCGCAGGATTTAAACAAAGAGGCGTTAGAGTTAGAGATGAAGCAGCACCAATACAACCAGGTGAATTTAAAGATGTAGATGCACCGGGTGGTAGTTTACGTGATGCATTTTTTCCATTACCATACAAAGAACCATCTCAAACATTATTAAATTTATTAGGTATAGTTGTGCAAGCAGGTCAAAGATTTGCAGCGATCGCTGATATGCAAGTAGGCGATGGTAACCAAGCAGCCGCTGTTGGAACAACAATTGCATTATTAGAACGTGGTTCACGTGTTATGTCTGCGATACACAAAAGATGTTATGCAGCAATGAAAGATGAATTTAGATTATTATCAAAAGTAGTTTCACAATATCTACCACCAGAGTATCCATACGATGTTGTTGGTGGAGCAAGAAATGTAAAACAATCAGACTTTGATGACAGAATAGATGTCATACCAGTTGCAGACCCAAATATTTTTTCAATGTCACAAAGAATTACACTTGCACAAACTCAATTACAAATAGCTACATCAAATCCACAGCTACACAACATGTATCAAATTTATAGAAACATGTATGAAGCAATCGGTGTTAAAAATGTAGATGCAGTATTACCACCACCAGCGCCAACTGCACCTATGGACCCAAGTCAAGAACATATTATGGCTTTAGCTGGTAAACCTTTTCAAGCTTTTACTGGCCAAGACCACAGAGCACACGTTACAGCTCACTTAAATTTTATGTCAACTAATATTGTCAGAAATAATCCTGCGGTTATGGCAGCGATACAAAAAAATATTTTAGAACATATTAGTTTAATGGCACAAGAACAAGTTGCTCTAGAGTTTAGAGAACAAATGCAGCAAATGATGATGATGCAACAACAAGCAGCCATGAATCCACAGGTTCAAGCACAGCTACAAGCGCTTACAAATCAGGTTGAAGCTAGAAAAGCAGTGTTAATTGCAGAGATGACAGAGGAATTTATGAAAGAAGAGAAGCAAATTACATCACAATTTGACTCTGATCCGCTGTTAAAACTAAAATCACGTGAAGTTGACCTACGTGCAATGGAAAATGAGCGTAAAAAAGACAATGATATGGCTCAACAAGACCTTGCAAGAGCAAGATTAATGCAACAAGGTGATATTGCAGAAGAAAAAATGGATCAAAATGAAAAATTAGCTAAATTAAGAGCTGGAGTTAGCCTTGCAAAAGCTGGAGCACAGCAGGCAACTATAATTACAAAGGATAATTAATGCCACTTAACAAAAAAGGTAAAAAAATTATGAAATCCATGAAAAAACAATATGGTAAAAAACGTGGAGAAACAGTTTTCTATGCATCTAAGAATAAAGGTGTTATAAAAGGCGTAGAAAAACGTAAAAAAGGAGCATAAAATGCAAAAACTTGATAAAATCAAGCCAGTACAAGTCGGCGAACAACAAGTTGAGATAGATCCTAGATCTAAAACAACTGCTGACAAAGCTTTTAACTTCATTGGCACAGGAAAACCTGAAATGCCAGTTGGTGGTCAAAAAAGAATGCTGGCAGAAAAGAAAAGAAACTCAAAAGCGTACTAATATGTGGTTATCGGCGATAAAATTAGCCGTCTCTGCAGGAAGTAAGATTTACGCTAACAAGCAGAAGACGAAAATGGCTATGTCTGATGCACAATTAATGCATGCAGAACGTATGGCCAAAGGCGAAGAAGCTTACCAAGGTAAACTTTTAGAAGCTAGACAGTCAGACTGGAAAGACGAGGCAGTTTTGATAATTCTTAGTTTGCC